CTATCCATCTGATTACAGACATAAAAATAAAAAAGAAAAAAGTGATGAAAGAAAAGTTTGGTACACTGGTGCAACTAGAGCAAGAAAAACTTTACATTTACTGAGATCTGACTATAAGTTTAACTATCCGATTGGACAAGATTATTTAATCTACATACAGGAGAAAAATGACAAATAAAGATATCTTCGATAAAAATTTTCCTAACGATAAGCAAATTGGAGGATCCCACTATAAGCAGTTTCTGATTCAACCTTGGACATTTATAAGAAAAAATAATTTAAATCCACTACAAGCAAATATAATTAAATACGTATGTAGATATTTAGCAAAAGGCAAACCATTAGAAGATTTAGAAAAAATAAAACATTATTGTGATTTAGAAATAAAACATCTTAAAGATCGTAAGGATGACAATAAGAAAAAAAATTAAATGTTCAAAGTGTGAAAAAGATGCAGTCATTATTGAAGACAAAATATATTATTGTGGTCCTTGTGCTGTTAAGCAGTTTATTACAAGGGTGCACAAAAGACTTCGATCTAAACCCAACATCAACAATAGTCAGAACAATGTTAAAAGGAAATAACAAATGAGTAATGGATTACAATTGACTTTAACTTTTAAAAAATCTATGTGGAATACTCCAAGTGAGTACAAAGACTTATCTCAATATAAAGAAATAGCCATTGACTTAGAAACTAAAGATGATGGTATTAATGAAAAACTTGGAGCTGGTTGGGCTTTAGGCAAGGGAGAGATAGTAGGATTTGCAGTAGCAGTAGAGGGATGGAAAGGTTATTTTCCTTTCGGTCATCTAGGTGGTGGTAATATGATACCTGAACAAGTAAAAAAATATATGAAAGATGTGTGTGCTTTACCGAATACTAAAATATTTCATAATGCTCAATACGATGTAGGTTGGTTACAAGCATCAGGTATCACGGTCAACGGACCTATAGTTGATACAATGATTGCAGCTGCACTTATAAATGAGAATAGATTTTCGTATTCATTGAATGCATTATCGGTAGATTACCTAAACGAGATAAAAGCTGAGACAGAACTTAGAGAGGCTGCAGCAGCACATGGTATTGACCCTAAGGCAGAGATGTGGAAGTTACCAGCAGAGCATGTAGGTTATTATGCAGAACAAGATGCAGAGCTTACTTTAAAATTATGGCAAAGATTTAAACACGAAATAACTTCGCAAAGTTTAACTACTGTATGGGAAATGGAGCAGCAACTGCTTCCGATATTAATAAAGATGCGTCAACGAGGAGTGAGAGTCCAAGTGGAAAAAGCTGCAGAATTACAAAAAGAAATGAAGCTCCAAGAAAAAGAAATACTATTGGGTATACAGAAAGAAACAGGAATAGAAATAGATATTTGGGCACCCCGCCAGATTGCCAAAGCTTTTGACAAACTGAAATTAGAATACCCACGAACCGAAAAAACAAAAGAACCTTCCTTTACACAAAATTGGTTGATTAATAATAAAAATAAAATAGCACAACTTATTGTAAGTGCAAGAGAAGTAAACAAATTTCATGGAACTTTTTTATCCTCTATTATGAAATACCAAATTAATGGGAGAATACACGGAGAGATTAACCAGCTCAGAGGAGATAATGGAGGCACAGTTTCTGGCAGACTGTCAATGAGCAATCCAAATTTACAACAAGTACCATCTAGAAATAAAGATTTTGGTCCCAAGATAAGAAGTCTATTTATTCCTGAGGAAGGCCATAAGTGGGGAAGCTTTGATTATTCTCAACAAGAACCAAGAATGACAGTGCATTATGCCGCTTCAATCGGAGATGGTTATGAGGGTTCAAATGAATTAGTAGATGCTTATCAAAATGCTAGTGCAGACTTTCATCAAACAGTTGCTGACTTAGTTGGGATAGATAGAACTCAGGCAAAAACAATTGGTTTAGGTTTGATGTATGGTATGGGTAAGAACAAATTAGCTAATTCACTTGGAGTAAGTAAGGATGAAGCCAATGAATTAATTATTAAATACAATAAAAAAGTTCCCTTTGTTAAAAAACTTTCAGATAGATGCAAGTATGCAGCAGATGAGAAGGGAGTTATTAGAACTAAAAAAGGTAGAAAATGTAGATTTGATATGTGGGAAACAAGAGACTTCGGCTTACACCAAGCAGAAAAATATGAAGATGCAGTAGCTAAATATGGTAAAGATAATATTAAAAGAGCATACACATACAAAGCTTTGAATAGATTAATTCAAGGGTCATCGGCTGATCAAACAAAACAATCAATGTTAGATTGTTATAATGCTGGTCATCTACCTATGTTACAAATACATGATGAATTATGTTTTAATATAAGAGATGAAGCTCATGCAAAACAAATACAAAAGTTAATGCAGAATACAATTCAATTTAAAGTTCCAAGTGTAGTTGAATATGGTCTTGGAGAAAGTTGGGGAGATGCTAAATAAAAAAAATATGCCACATAATAACCAGGATATGATTGCATATGCAGCAGGATTATTTGATGGAGAAGGTAATATTAATTATGCTCAATACAATTGTAAAAATCCTTCTGGCAAAATTTATAAAAAATGGAATGTAGCTATGGAAATAGCAATGACAGATTTAGATTGTATTAAAAATTTTTATGATATTGTTCAAGTTGGGTCTATACATTTTAAGGGTATTGGTAAAGGTTCATTAGGAAAGAAAGATCAATGGAGATGGAGATGCTCACATCAAAAAGCATTACATTTAGCAAAATTATTTTTACCTTATGCAGTGGCTAAAAGAAAAAAGTTATTTAAAATTATAAATCATTATGAGTTTAAAAAGCCGACAGATGCCCTAAGTAAAAAGTTTCCTTTTTTTAAACTTAAGAAAAATTAACCAGTAGCAGCTAAAGTTTCTTGTACATCTTGATATTTAATCGCATTTCTTTTCGATTTAATATCACTTTCTGTTTTAAGCATATCAACTGTACATAGACCTTGTGTCATAAGATCAGTTGACCACTTACTTTCAAGTTGTTGTAGTTCTTTTAACAACTTTATTTTTTCAGGACTCATTTTTCAGTTCCTCATAAGTTATGTGAACCCTAGTATTCCCGGTAAAACCATCATCAATTAATTCAACCTTACCCTGGTCCACTTGTTCTGACAGATTTAATATCGCTTCATTGCAGTTTGCAGCTTCAACAACATGGTCTAATTGCTGCCCTCCCATACTAGCTCTGATACGATAAGCCGTCATAAGATATTATAAGATATTTTGAATGAATGGTCAACATTGTAGCCCTCAGGGTCAATAGCTATACAGTGTACCTCATAATAGTCCATAAACCCCCCTAATTCTTCGATTTTAGCTTTTTGGGATCTACCTACTGTAATAGCTTCTGTTCTGCATTTGGTAGCATCTGAGAGATCATCTACAAGATATTGTGTGCATTGAGTACCAACATCGTGAAAATTCCAACACATACTTCCTAACAAAATAAATTTTAAAATCATATTGAGTTAATTGGTTTACATGCAAAAGTTGTATAAATTTTAAATTCGTTTATCCTACCACTACCTATTTCTGTTATTTTATCAATAGCTTTTTTATATCCATTTAACTGACAGTTGTATAAATCATCATATATTTCAGGAAATGTATGAGGTGGTATGCATACATTATCTAGCATTGAGCATAAGGTTATAGTTAAAATATATTTCATAATTAGTTTGACTTTACTTTTTATCCCATATATTTAAGAGTTTATGAAAAACAAAAAGAGCAAAAGTCTTATACTAGATAATATCATGACTGAAGTAGATGAACAATTGTCACTCGTGCCAACATACGATTTTGATGGTAGCCCAATTGAAGATTCACTTCATATGGATATGTTAGTTGATGGTATTGCAGCAATTCACTTTGTTGATGGTATAGGCAGAAAACATTATCCATTTAATAAAACAGTTGCGACAATTTTAGTTGAAGATGAATTAGAGTGTCGTAATTTAGAACCAACACTGGAGGATATAAATGTCGATAAAAAAAACAATTAAATTTACAACTGGTAGTATAACATTACCACCAACAAGTAGTTCTCATGTATTACCAATTGGAGAACAACCAGAAGGTAATTTAAATTTAGAGGGTGCATTAGATAAACTTGGAGATACAATTAAAGGTTTAATTCAAAACATAAATACCCTTCAAGAAAATCTAAATAAATTAACAAAAGAAAATCAAAGACTTAAAGAGGCATTAGGTATTGTAACCATAGAGGAGGATTCACATGGACATTAATAAATGGAAATCAGTCGCAATCAAAAAATATGATTACGATTTATTAAAAGGACTTTGTAAAGATAAATTCAGAGCTCCAGGTGCAATGATATCAAAAATATTAAGTGATTATGTTGACCATCAAGCTAGAAAACTAAAAGTTCCAAATGCAACATACCGTACAAAACTTTTAAATGGAGAAGCAAATGTCCGATCCAAAAAAGATAAAAGCTAAAGAGTTTTTTACAATTGAGATAGATCATCAGTCTAATAACCTTACTCTGTATGTAAATGGAGAAATAAGAAATAAAATGCATACACTAAAGGCAGAACTATTATTTGATAAAATGCTTAAAATAGCTAAGCAAAAGTTCTTAAAAATGAGAGAACGAATTGAACAATAAGCTTAAAGTAATAGATTTATTCA